CCTTGCTTATCACGTCGCGCAGGATAAAGCGTTGAACGTTAGGCTTTTGAAAATGCCCCCCGTTGAAGCGGCGCGATTGATTGGGCGGTTGGAAGCAACCATTTCCCTGCCAAAAGCGCGAACACTTTCATCTGCGCCGGAGCCTATAGCCCCAGTGAGGGGAAAAGCCAGCGCAACCCGTGACCCTGCTAATCTATCCATGGAAGAATGGATTGAAGGTAGATCATCGGGCAAGATTAGGTAAGGACATACTATGCCAGCAACCCTAGTTACCCCAAGCATGATTGCCAAAGAGGCACTGATGCAACTCAAGAATAACCTTGTTATGGCAAATAAGGTGCATCGGGAATACAAGAAAGAATTTACGGGCGGGCAAGGTTCAAGTGTTTCAATCCGGCGTCCGGTCAAATTCAACGTCACCAACGGTGCTACGGCGGTCATTCAAGACACCGAAGAAAAGACGACCAATATCACGATTGATCAGCGCAAGCATGTTGCATGGGATTTTACCACGCAAGACTTGACGCTTTCAATTGAGGAATACTCGGAACGCTACATCAAGCCAGCAGTGATTGCATTGGCCAATGACGTGGATATTTCGCTGACCTCGTTGTATTCGTCGGTTTTCAACCAAGTGGGCACAATCGGCACAACGCCTGCAAACTATGCAGCCGTCGCGGCTGGCGCGCAGCGGTTGGATGAAATGGCTGTTGACAGTTCAAATCGTTGCATGGTCCTAAACCCTGCTGCGCGATATGCAATTTCGGGCAACCAGATGGTGCTGGAGGGTGCTGGCGCTGTTAAAAAGACCGCATATGAAGAGTCCCTTATGGGGCGTGTGGCAACGTTTGACACCTATGCGACACAAAACATCGCGACACATCAGGTCGGCCCGTTTGGCGGTACTCCACTGATTAACGGCGGCGCGCAGAACGTGACCTACCTTGCCGCAGTTGGCAATACGTGGTCGCAAAGCCTGATCACTGACGGGTGGACAGCCGCCGCTGCGGCTCGTGTCCGGGCGGGTGATATCTTTACGATTGCGGGTGTTTTTGCGGTAAACCCTGTCCCACGGACGGGCGCAAAGCAAGTCATGCCGTACCTGCAGCAATTTACCTGCATCGCGAACGGGTCATCCGACGCCGCAGGAAACCTGACCATGCAGATTTCCCCGCCGATCATCACCTCGGGGCCGCAACAGACCGTTTCGGCTGTTCCTGCTGACAACGCCGCTATGACGTTCGTCGGCACGGCGGGCACGTTGTATCCAGTCAACTTGGGCTTCCACAAGAACGCCTTTGCGCTGGTTACGGTTCCTCTGGAAATGCCGGATGGTGCAGCGTTTAAAGCGCGCGAAACCTATGATGGCTTGTCAATGCGCGTGATCAAGGACTACGATTTCACGACAGACACCGACCGCATCCGCCTTGATATCCTGTATGGCGTCAAGGCAATTTACCCTGATCTGGCCGTGCGTTTGGCTGGTTGATGATACAGGGGCGGGGGTAACAACCCGCCCTAACCTTATCGGGGCAGGCAATGACGACACTTAATGATATTTGCGAACGCGCCTACCGCCGCATTCAGGTTGTGGCAGTTGATGAGGCTATGACAGCCGATCAAGCCAAGCACGCGCAAGAGACCTACAACGCCATGATTGCAGGATGGTCACTAACAGGCGTTGAAGCACCTGTATCCCCGGCACAGTTGATGGAGAATTTCCCTTTCCCGCCGCGCTTTGAGAGTGCCATTGTGTCACTGTTGGCCAACGAACTTGCCCCGGATTTTGAGCGTCCCGGCGTTGCATCCGCAAGGCAAGCCAAAGCAGATATCATGGCGTATTACCATGTCATTCCCACAGTTAAGATGCCATTAGCTTTGCTGGCCACTAACCGTGAGCGCGGCAGAGGGCGGTTCTGATGCCGAAGATTGAATTCATCGGTGAGGGGTCAAAGGACAGCGGCAACCCTGCTGCAAATCCGGCGCGGTTGATCAATTTTTACCGTGAACCCGTCACTAACCAAGGGCGCACTGGATATATTCTAAGGTCGGTCCCCGGAGTGCAGGCGTTTGTCGATCTTAACCGCGTGTTTCTTCGTGCCATTGAAGAAGTCGGAGGCTACATTTACGCGGTATCTGGCGGGCGTGCATCGCGGATTGATGATAAAGGCGTGGTGCTGGATATGGGGCCAGTCCCGGATAGCGACCGGACAACAATCGCCGGGAACAACGGGAAAGTCAGCATTGTGGCGGCTGGCAAGTATTTTGTGTGGGATGGATCATCGCTTGATGAAGTCGCGGCTACAGCGGTCACAAACGCGGGTTCCTGTGCCGTTCTGGGGGGCTATACAGCTATCTCGCAGCTTGATGGCAGGTTGGTGCAGTGGTCGCAACTTGTGAACGCTCAGACCCTTCCCCCGGCCAATGTGAAGGCCTCAGAAACCACTGATGAAAACGTGATCCGCGTCTTGGCCATAAAAGAACGGCTGGTTGTGTTTAAGCAGAACAGTCACGAGCAATGGCAAGTTACTGGACAAGCCAACGAACGAGCCTTGGCGCTGATTGTAGGTAGTCAAGTTGAGACGGGGTTAGCAGATTTCAACCTTGTTGTGACATACCCGAATGGGGCCGCTTTTGTGGGGTCTGATGGCAGGCTTTATGCTTGGGCACCGGGGGCCATGCAGCCCATTTCAACGCCTTCTGTTGAGGCGGCGATTGATACGCTACGCCCTCATCGCATGTTCTTTTATGAACGGCGCGGGCATGGCTTTATCTGTCTGACTTTCAGGGATGGCCCTGCGTGGTGTTTTGATGTTGCCACCGGAGAATGGCATGAGCGGGCCGATGGTGTTGGCTTTGGCGCATGGACGGCTGTTGATACGGTCAAGGTAGGTAAATCTTGGCTTGTCGGTTATGATGATGGCCGGATTGCCAAATTCATTCCGGTCCCTGTCGAATTCGATGACCCGATGAAGCGCAGGGCTGTTTCCAGAACGTTATGGCAGGGACAGCGGTTTTCCGTTCCATTGCTGGAGGTTTTTGCGCATGTCGGCTTTGGGAAAGAAGCGGATGAGCGCTATCTCGCTGATCAAGGCGTAACCTTGCTTGGCGAAAATGCTTATGGGTTCTTGGCGGATGGCGTTGACCCAAGGCGTGACGCGCAAATGACATTGCGGGTTTCGCGGGATGGCGTTTCGTGGGGCTTGGAAAGGGTGCGTAGCTTAGGGCAACCGGGGGTGTATGATCAGCGGGTAACATTCCGTGCAATGGGGCAATTTCGGAATATGACTGTTGAAATGTCGATGTCAGACCCTATCGACGTGCCTATCTATGCTGATTGCAATGTGGAGTTGGCATGACTGTTTCAACATCAATCAGGTATGTGAACCCGGATGGGACTGTGACGCTTGCGGGTTACACTTTGTTGCGGCGGCTGGATGAAGCGGGGCAAATTACAGCGCCAACGGGCGGCGGTGTGGTTGATGTTGAAGCGCGGGCAGCTATTGCAATCCTTATCGCAGCATTGGGAGGCTGATATGCAGGAATTGCCAGTGCTAAATGTCACGCAAGGGGCACCAATTACCGACGAATTCACGCTGCAAGGCGTTAATCTAACGGGCTGGACGGGGGCGGTGAGGTTTATCCGCAGATACAATGACGTAACCTATGCTTGGGATTTCAACGATCTGACACAAGATCAGCGCGTTATCGCATCTGTTGTGCCTGTTTTGACCGTCACGGCGGGCAATACAAGGGTTTCAACGGCTGTAGCTGATACCTCGATGTTCCCGGCGCTGCCTAGGATCGGTGATTTTGTGACGGCCTTTGCCGAATACCGCCTAACAAGCCCAACGGGGGCCGTTCTGGTTTATCAGAGGCCCGTATCAGTTGCAGGTGCGCTATGAGCGGTGTGATTGTTACTCCGGGACGCAGACAGGCCCCTGTTGTGGTGGAGATTAACACGGGACCGCAAGGCGTGCCCGGATCAGCAGGGGCAGGCGTTCCTGTGGGCGGAACAA